TCGGCACTGGCTGGCACTGCCACTGCTAGTGCAGGCCCTGATTTTAAAAATAAAAGTGTGTTTAGCGTATTAGCCGGTACTTCAGTGATCGAAGTAATAAACAGAATAGTTTCTGCCAGCGAGTATATTAAAGGTCAGATAAAAAACGCACAGACCGAAGCTGAAAAAACCAGTGGCTCTGATATTACCACCAGCGACGCTGATGCAAGAACAGTATCGGCCGCTGGTTACAACAAATTATCAACACCAAACCAGACAAAAAAGATTGAATACAAACCAACAGACTGGTTTAAAATAATTCCAACAATATATTTAGGCAAGTTTGACTTGAGAACCAATTCTTATAGCAAAGCAATCTTGTACACAATATTGAAATACAATGCAGCCAATGCATACCATCCAGATATGGCATTGACCAAAATTCCACCGGCTCAAGTGGTCAGAACATACAACTATTATTATACTGGATTAAATCAAGACATTATCAATTTGGATATTGATTTTGATGCAACTTTTGTAACCGGAATAGCAACGTTTACCAAGCAAATTGAATCATCCACCACCGTCGCCGGCGCAGACAAACCAAAAGAAAAAGCACCTCCTGAACCGGCATCCCAACCGTTTGCTTCTACTCCTTATGCTAAGTCTGTGCTAACACCATTGAATTCGCAAGCAAATCCGCAGAATCAAACAGCTGAGGATTATTCTGTATCCAGTGTGTCGCGCAGTTTATACAGCGCATATCCTCGTGGCGACATGTTAAATATCCGAATGAAGATTGTGGGAGATCCTGCATTTATCAAGCAAGATGATATCTACCACAATCCTGTGCAAGACGGATATGGTGCAGTAATAAACAAAGTTAAAGCACCTGGGGCTCCGCCAATCAATGAACAAGGACAGATAATATTTGACCATGAAGAAGTATACGTGCAAATATTGGTCAAGTCTGCAGTTGACATAGATGATGCAACAGGAATTACAAATAAAACAGTAAAGTTGTCCAATGGTCAAGTGGCCAATGGCACATTCAGCGGTCTTTACAAAATCATGACAGTTGAAAGTGAGTTCAAACAAGGCAAGTTTGAACAAACATTAAGCCTGATTAGAATGCCGGACAGCATGCTGGACAACGCCACTGGTACTACCAACAACAACGGTGGCGCAGTTGTATCAACGGCAACCAGCACTGCGCAATCTGACGCCGTGCCCGGTGTTAAACCAGCCGCTACTGTGACCACTTCGCCTGTGGCACGAGATGCAACACTAACAGGCATTGCCAACGGATCAGCAACATCGCCGGTTCCTGCAGTAGCTGGCGCAGGCACAACAGCGGCGCCCAATCAACCATCAACAGCAGCAGCAGCAAATGTCAACGCCACGCAAGTAAACATTCAGCAACAGCCTACTCCTAATAGTACTAATGGAATACAAGACTTCGCCGCAATTGAACAAGAAGTAAAAATTCTTGATGCGCAAACTGAAGCTGCCAATGCGCAGTTTCGGGCTGAACTAAAAAAGATAGAAAATAATGATGAGCTGACGCAAGTAGAGAAGAATAAGCAGGAACGTGCGCTCCTGGATGAAAGAGGCGATGCGCTTTTTCGAGCACAGCTCGGGTACAGTAGGCTTAACACAAAATTAGGCAAAATTATAGCTAAGATGGCCAAGGTCAATACTTTTGGTCCGGAAGCTAGCCTGGAGAGAGGCCTCCAAGACCGGGTGGACAATGTTAAGAACGACATCACTAACAATTACTACGCAATAGACCGAAATAGAAGAAGGTAACAGCAATATGTCTAAATCAGATCCAAGAATAGGAAGTAAATTACCAGACTGGGCCCGTATAGATCCGGGCCCATATATAGGCATTGTCAAAAACAATGTAGATACTGCTAGACTGGGTCGGTTGCGGGTGCATATAGCGGCCCTTGGCAGCAATGAAATAGAACCCAGCAGCTGGATTTCAGTTTGTTACGCCAGCCCATTTTTAGGTGCCACTCAAGGATTACCAGGCAGTCCTGACGCAGGCGCATTTGGAACCGAGCAGCAGACTTACGGTTTTTGGGCTATGCCACCAGATCTTGGAAATTTTGTATTGGTTACTTTTGTAATGGGAAATCCTAATGCCGGGTATTACTTTGCCTGCATACCAAACACGCCAGTTATGCACATGTTGCCTGGCATTGCTCGTCCAATTGATCAAAGATATATCGTATCCGATCCTGGTATTAACGGTAGAGTAGATACTGCATTGAGTTATTTGCCAGTTACAGAACTAAACACAAACATAACCGAGCGAGACAACGATCCTAATTTTGTCACCGCATTAAAATCTGTACACATATACCAGGCCAACATTGTGATAGAGCAAGGACTTGATACAGATCCCTTAAGAGGAACCATCACCAGTAGCTCACAAAGAGACACCCCTAGCAGAGTAATAGGATTAAGTTCTCCGGGAAGAACCACACCTGACACCACAGATTTTTCTAATCTAGACAAACAATTGAAAGCTGGTACCTTGTCAATTGCTTTGTTACAATCATTTTCTGCTAGAAAAGGTGGTCATACGTTTGTCATGGATGATGGCGACATATACGGCAAGAGTCAATTAGTCAGACTGCGATCCGCAGGCGGCCACACTATACTAATGGATGACACCGAAGATATATTTTACATCATTAACAAAAAAGGCACAGCTTGGGTTGAGTTGACCACAGACGGTAGTATAAATGTGTACGGTAAAGGTAGCATAAACCTACGTGCAGCAAAAGATTTAAATCTACATGCTGATGCAAACATCAACATGCATGCTGGTGATACTATACGTTCGTATGCAGGATCAAGCATATTGTCGCAAACCAAAATACAATTGGCCACAGCAGATGATTTATACAACGTAAATGCAGGAGTGATTGGTGTTAGATCTGGTGGTAACATGGATCTTAGAGCAGTTAAAAGTTCATGGGAAACAGAAGGCAATATAATTATACAATCTAATGCAAATGTCAGCATCAAGACCACTAACCTAATGAATATCAAATCAGGAATCTTTTATGCAAATGTAGCAAATGAGCTAGTGCTGAACTCAGCCACAAATGCTGTTACTGCAGTGACCAGCGGGTGGAAAACATCCGGTGAGCTATGGCTAAAAGGTAGCGAAATATATTTAAACACCATTGCCAAGGAGCCAATTGATCCTTCTGTACCAGTGCCGCCAAATCCGCCTGCAATCAATCCTGCGTTTGATTTATACAAACAACCAAACGCAGTCTTTGATAACAATGTCAAGCGTTGGTTTACCACTGCAGACCAATTTGAGAGTGTGGCACCGTTTACGCCTACCCACGAGCCATGGCCTAGACAGACTGGCATCAAGAAGTTTGCCAGTGGCATTGTAGAAGATTCAATACAGCAAGGAAAACAATCATGACTGTAGACGTAACTGCCTTTATACAGAATCTTACAAAAAATAATGCTGCCATTGAGGCCAACATTAAGAAAGGTGTATCAACTGCTACTGCTTTCTTTGGTGCATTGCAAGACGGGCAGCTGAATGCATCAACCTTGTTAAACTCTGGTTCATTGAGTGCAGAACAACAATCCAAAGCAGAAAATTTCATCAACGGTGGAATTGACACATCAGCATTTGACAGTACCTTGGCAGGAACAGGAGTAACCGGCAGCGGCACAGTCGCAACCACTCAGATTACTAATACAGGACCTGATGCTGCAATCACACAAACATTCACACAAGGAGTAAATCGCATTATTCTAGATCAACCTGATATCCCAAAAGGAACATCAATTATTAGAATAAATGAAAACATTCCTGTACTGTTGCAAAACGAAGTTAGAGCCTTGATGGTGCAAATTGGTTACATAGCAAGCAACTGGGAATCTACCAAGACCAATTATGACACCGGGCAATTGGGCAGGTACCAGGTAACAAAAAGAACGCTGATAAATTACGGATATAGATTTACAGGCAACACAGACTTCACAGGAAAAGATGGCATAAGTTTTGATACAGAATTTTTGTTTGATGCCAATGTGCAAGATAGAGTAATGGAACGATTTATACAAGATCAGTATCGTGCGCTGATAAAAGTAGGTGCCATTAGAGATTTTGATTCCAAAGAATACGTGGCCGGCATGATAGCAGTTGCGTATCAGTTTCAAGATGCAGTGCCTGGGCTAGGTGACATTGATGCTAGTGGACTGCTAGGCTCAATATCAGGTTCCACAGATGGGTTAACATCGCTGTTGGCAACCTCTGGTACAACATTGAGCAAATCAACTTCGGTGTTATCATCAAGTGCAACCATGAATTCTACAGCAGCTGGCTTTGGCGAAAATGCAGCCAACAGTGGAGTATTTGACTCACTGTCAAGTTTAACCCCAGGGTTGCTAGCTGCAGCCAAGTCAGGTGACCCTGCCGCTGCAAAAAGTCTAGTAGATGCGTCTGGTTTAGAAAGCAAGATGAAAACATTGGGCACCACCACAGCTGATGGGTTAAAGTCACAAGAATTTGATTCGTTCTCCGACATATCAAAGGACAATCTACCAGCCAGTTTAACTGGCATGCAAGATCAACTCAAGCTGTCAGCTGCAAAAGTTGATGTGGCTGCGTTAAAATCATCAGCTAGCGATTTTACCAGCAGCATACCAGCAAGCAAAGCCAACAAGTGGAGAAATACCGGAGTAGAACAAGACAGCAGTGGGCGTCCAGGCAGTTTATTCTTCAATGCAGGCAGATACGCAATACAGGTGTTGTCGGCTGATATTACTACAGGTTAAAGGAACAACAATGGCAACAAAATATTATGGATTTAGCACAATTGATCAAGTTAAAAAGTTTAAACTGACAGACTTTGACCTGGTCAAGAGAGACTTACTGAATCATTTTAGTATACGCAGAGGAGAAAAACTGTTACAGCCAAATTTTGGCAGCATAATTTGGAATATGCTGTTTGAACCGCTGACAGAAGAAACCAAAGCAATTCTAGTGGAAGACATCAAACGCATTGTCAACTACGACCCTAGAATAAATGTCAATGGAGTAATAATTGATCAACTTGAAAACGGACTGCAAATTCAGGTTGAACTATTGTATCTGCCTACCAATATGTCAGATCAGCTGACACTGGTTTTTGATAATCAATCTAACTCATTGTCTGTGTCATAATAATACCAGTTTTTAATATCGATAAATATTAAAACAACGGGTATTACTATGGCGATCACAACTAGACAAACCAGCTTATTAGTCCAACAGGATTGGACTAAAATTTATCAGACTTTCAGAGAAGCCGACTTCCAGAGTTTTGACTTTGAAACTTTGCGCAAGAGCATGATTGAATACTTGCGTACATATTATCCAGAAGACTTCAACGACTTTACTGAAAGTTCTGAATATATTGCACTTATTGATCTTATTGCGTTCTTGGGACAAAGCCTAGCATTTCGCACTGATTTAAATGCCCGGGAAAACTTTCTAGACACAGCAGAACGTAGAGATTCTATATTAAAGCTGGCACGATTGTTGAGCTATAATCCAAAACGCAACGTTCCGGCAACAGGACTATTAAAGTTTGACAGTGTCAGTACCACAGAAACAATCTATGACAGTCAAGGCAATAATCTCAACGGATTAATATTATTATGGAACGACACTACTAACAATAACTGGCTAGAACAATTTACCGCTGTACTAAATGCTTCGTTGATAAACTCTCAAGCAATTGGTAAACCAGGAGCCACACAAACTCTAAGTGGTGTCAGAACCGACGAATACAGTGTTGATATTCTGCTGAACTTGAACCCAACATATACATTTAAGTCCACCATTGCAGGATCAACGTTTCCGTTTGAAGTGGCCAGTGTTACTAGTCAAGGACAAACATACTTGTACGAGGTTGACCCGGTTGAAAATACCAAGTTTAACTTGGTGTACCGTAATGACAACCAAGGTAACGGATCAAACAACACAGGATATTTTGTATATTTTAAACAAGGTGAACTAAGAAGCCTGGACTTCACAATAGCAGAAACGTTACCAAACAGAGTGGTCAGCATCAATTTTGATAACATTAACAATTCTGATGTATGGCTATATTCGCTAAATTCAAGTGGTCAGGCCGAAACCAAGTGGACTCAAGTACCAGCAGTAAACGGTATTAATGTAATCTACAACAACACAGATCAACGAAACTTATACAGTGTCAGCACAAGAGCAAATGATCAAGTTGATTTGATATTTGGTGATGGCTCATTTACCAACATACCAGTTGGGCAGTACAGAATTTACTATAGACAATCAAATAATTTAACCTATAAAATTACACCAGATGAAATGTCTAGTATTGCAATTAATGTTCCTTATAGAGGACGTACTGGTCGTGCTGAAACATTAACTATTCGTGCCAGTTTACAATATACTGTAACAAATGCCAGTGCCAGAGAAACCTTAGAATCTATTAGAACAAAGGCACCACAGCAATATTATACACAGAATCGTATGGTAACAGGCGAAGATTATAACGTGTTACCGTTTACTACATTTAATAATATTCTAAAAATCAAAGCAGTTAATCGCTCTAGTTCAGGCATTAGCCGCTACCTAGATGTTATTGATTCAACTGGGAAATATTCTAGTACAAATATATTTGCACAAGACGGCATAATCTATAAAGAAAATTACTCAAATACCCTTAACTTCCAGTTTACCAGCAGTACTGAAGTAAACTATATTGTGCAGAATCTAATTAGACCGCTGATCAATGATTTACCAACCAAGCACTTGTATTACGATACTGCAACACGGTATAATCCAACCAGCGGCACAGTTAACGCCGGATCATTTATTGTGGGGTATGCTTATAAAATAACGTCAGTGGGTACCAGCGACTTTACCACAATTGGCGCCAGCAGTAATGCAGTAGATGTTTTATTTGTGGCCACCGGTCCCGGTACTGGCAGCGGCACTGCAGTCAGAGTAGCAAAATGGTCA